CGAGGTTCAGCCTCTAACAAAAGCCACCCAAAAAGGAGACGGACCCGTCACCGGTTCTGGGGATGGGGCTGAGCTATGGCAGAGACACAGCCTTCAGCAGTGCCGCCAGTTGTGCGTAACCAGCAACACGGCCTTAGGTGAGGAGCTCCGCACTCCTTTCCCTTCCCCCCAGTTCCTGTCACATTCAGCTGGCTCACGGGAATCGAACCCGGTTTTGCCATAAGCCAAATGAGGGTGCACGGGCCCCTGGGCCTATCCACTCAGTCCTATTCTTGCCAACGCGTACCCTTCGTGGTACTCAGCCGGGCCTAGGGAAGTGTGGCATGCGCAGCTAATACAACCGTGTAGTTGGCCTGCTTGCCTTTCTCCACTTCTCACAGTGACCTGCCCCATACTCCGCCACGGGCCAACCGCTTGCCGGGTGGTCCTCTAGCCGCCCCAATCGGTGGCAGGTGGGTCATCTAGAAATACCTGGAATATTTGTCACGACCGTCAGGTACCTCGGTCTCGTACCGCGAAGGGCACCATTCCGAGGGGAGCTTCGGAAGAACCAAGCTCCTTTCTATCTCCAGCTGCCTCTCCACCGTAATACCCCAGGACGTTTCGAACCCAAGCCTGGTAGAAGTGGCAACCTCGATCTGCCGCGCCTTCTGCCAGTCAATGCCCTTGGCGAGCACCGCCTTATACTCGAAATCTGACAACTCGGCCTTAGAAAAATTGACATGCCGCGTCAGTTCGAGAAGCATGGCAGCGAATTTGGACAAAATGGGAACTCCTCTACTTAACACCGCCTCGCAATACGCAACAGACTTCAACACCCGGACCCCCCCAACGAGGTCCTTGTAGTGTTGATATCCGCACCCAGCGTGCGAGAGTACCTTCATGGGATTTCTAACCATGGTCCAGCCCAAGCCCTCTACGTACAGGGGCTTGGACTGACCGAAAGGTACTTCCTCTAAATTGAGGACCGGTGGTTCGAGAGCCATTTCGAAACCTGCCTTGATGCAGATGGGGTTGATGCGCTCGGTCCACAATCCGATGTGCTCACGGTTGACAAATATTATGGCATTGTCGCCGTCCGCGAGGAAATCGAATCGGGTACCAACTTCCCGAGCCACCATGAGCACCAGACCACACATCACGAGAGTATTGCCCAAGCCCGTGTTGTAGTCCCCGGATGCCCTTACCCCCACAGCGTGGAACCTAACGTCCCCTCCGCGACCGTCGAACGCAAGTTGCCAGTCTAGCAACTGCGCCAGCCGTCTGGAAGAGCTTAGACTCTTGTACACGCTGTGCTCTGCCTTCAAGATTGGCACACTGAAATGACTCTCGAAGGACTTCCCATCTATCTCCATCGCTACCATGCCGGGGTGGCTCATCATCTTCCGCTTGATGAGCTCAGCCCTTCGGCGTGGGTCGAGGCCCTTGCCCACTAGTCTCGTCCGCGTGTAGAAACTACGGCCCCAGCCGCGAAACTGGGCGTAGAAAGCATGCTCGATTGGTCGGAGGTAGCTAGCCAGTTCCAAGTTGTACCTAGGGTCCCTGCCCATGATAACCCTAGGCTTATACACCTTGTAATTGGCTAGCTTCTCCCCTTTGACGAAGGCTTTGACCCTGGCGTCCTTTGGGCTGGCATACCCATCGGCCATAAGAGAGTCAAAAGCTTCCGTGTACCGAGCATACAACCTACGGTTGTGTCTGTAGCTCTCTACCACTTCAGCTAGGCTTGACGGTGGTACATTTCCCACCCGGCCCTTCATGACATTGGTGATCTCGCGCATTGATCGCCTAAACGATTCGATCCCAGCGCCACTAGGTTTTGGCGTCAAGCCTAGGGTTCGCAGTTCCAACCCACGAACCAGATTGTGGGCACAATCCTCGTGCACCTGAGGTCTCCAGACTCCCGGCAGGCGCGGGGTCCAGAGTCTGTACATTGTCCGCCTGCTTGGACTGCAAAGGTCAGCCTCGAACTTGGGGCGCTCCAACCTACTGCCGTTGTCCTTAACGACCCACCCTTCCAGGCGAGCAGACCCACAACAGTAAGCAGCCCCGAACCCGTGGCTGTCCTAAGCAGGGAGAATGAGGGTATCGACCCCCGGCGCGAGTACACGATCGTCACGGCGGGCAAATAACCATGACAGTGGGCCCCTAAGGTAATTGCCCAGGGGGAGCGGCGCTCGAGACTTGAGCTTACCCTTCTCCAATGCGCCCAACACATCGACGGACCACTGGCCCGACGCGCCTCTCAGCGCGCCGATCGCAGTGACCTCGTCTAGCATCGGTAGCATGGCGAGGGTGATGGAGCCAGGCATTATCCTGACAAGATCCATCGCACTAATCCCTTGCTCATCGGCCCAGATCGCCGCGCGGCCGCGCATGCTGCCTAGCAGCACGCTTGAAACGGACCTAAACATCCGTTTCTTGAC